CACTCCGGCTTCTCCCACCAACTCGTCTTCGCCCATCAGTTCGTCTTCGTCCACCTATTCGTCTTCGTCCACCAATTCGTCTTCGTCCACCAATTCGTCTTCATCCACCAATTCGTCTTCATCCACCAATTCGTCTCCATCCACCAATTCGTCCCCATCCACCAATTCGTCTCCATCAACCAATTCGTCCCCATCAACCAATTCGTCTCCATCAACCAATTCGTCCCCATCAACCAATTCGTCTCCATCAACCAATTCGTCCCCATCAACCAATTCGTCTTCGTCCACCACGATGCCGTCATCAAGTACAACACCGTCATCAAGTACAACTTCATCGTCCGAGAGCGACAGGAGTTCTAGTCTTCTCCATTCGGCGGGGTTAGTGACACCAACTGATTCGGCGAGCTTTTTTTCGCCGTAATTATTCCAGCCCTCCATCCTTGCACCCCATTCGGCGGGGTCGTCGATTCCTAATTCTGATGCTAGTGCTCTCTCGCGATTGCTACTCCACCCGTTAATGCGAGCGTCCCGTTCCGCTAACTCTTCTTCGGTTGGGGTGTCATCATCCAGCACGGTACCGTCTTTTACCTCACCAGCTTTTAGCTCACCGGCTACTACTTCACTATCTTTTACCTCACCGATTTCCACGCCGTCAGCTTTCACGCCGTCAGTAGCGGCTTGTATTTCACCAGCTTTTAGCTCACCGGCCACCGCATCACCACCTTTTACCTCACCGATTTTTACCCCGCCATCACCGGCTACTACCTCACCATCTTTTACCTCACCCGCCTTTAGCTCACCGGCTACTACCTCACCGTCTTTTACCTCACCGTCTTTTACCTCACCGTCTTTTACCTCATCCGCTTTTAGCTCACCTGCTACTACTTCACCATCTTTTACCTCACCGTCTTTTACCTCACCGTCTTTTACCTCACCCGCTTTAAGCTCACCGGCCACCGCATCACCGTCTTTTACCTCACCGATTTCCACCCCGTCAGCTTTCACATCATCAGTAGCGGCTTGTATTTCACCAGCTTTAAGCTCACCTGCTACTACTTCACCGTCTTTTACCTCACCAATTTCCACCCCGCCAGCTTTCACATCGTCAGTAGCGGCTCCGCCATCTTTCACCTCGCTTACATACTTACTACCAGAATCTTTAACATCGGCGAGAACAGACTCGATCGTCCCGACATTGTCAGGCGCTGCTGCTAAGGCTGTGCCCAGCGACTCTTCCGCACCCCCGAGAAAGTTAGTGGAACTCGGGTTAACCATACCGGCGATGAAGTTTGCGTCAACAACATCGGCCACTCTTTGACCGCCCGCGTCCAATGTTGTGGCAGGGTTGTCTAAAGCTTTCTGTATACCGGGCGAAGTACCTAAGCCTACCGCTGCGTTAAATATGGCGGTAGGGTCTCCACCCTCAATGGCTCTAACAAGGCCCACTGCTTTCATGGCATCGGACACCGTCAAACCAGTGTCGCCAATCTGCATTGATCCGGAGTCAGCACCCAGCGCCCCAGCAGCGGCGGTAGCAAGCGCAACAACGTTGCCGGTTTCAATTGCGTTGACTAAGCTGGCAACTTGATTGGCTGTCTTGATTGCTGAGACAACATTGGTAAGGCCCGCAGCACCAGCCGCCTCGCTGACGCCCGGTATCCCCGCAAGTGACGCAAGTCCACCAAGGATGTTGCCGTTGTCAATGGAAATCAGCGCATTAGCGGCTGCTGCGAAAGGCTGCAATGGGGTGGGAATAGCAGCAAGAAAAGAGATGATCGGGGCGATGTCAGCCATGCTGCTGGTATCGCCTCCAAATTGCGTGTAGAAGTAGGGTGTGCCGTCAGCGGCGAACTGGACACCGTAGCCAGTACGGCCATGACCAATGTATGTACCGCTGAAGATGTCGCCATGCGCAGCGTTGTAGTTCTGCGTGTCAACGAATGACTGCTTTGTGGCTTTGTTGCCGAAGGTTTCCCCGTACACGGGAATGCTGGCTATGGCGGTTGTGGTCGGATTGCCTTCATCATCGAAACCACTCTGCTGGTTTATGGTGGCGTCCTTTGGGAGGTCTATCCTCCTACCGGTAAATTCTTCACCAACGATTTCATCATACACATACCCTTTAGATGGGTCAGATGGATCTTTTGGATAGGCAACTTGATCAAAACGCCTCACCACACCATTGAACTTGCCAAAGTCCTTAATGTCGTTAACGCCGATGTTGGTTAGCATGCTCGCCATGACTTTGGCGTTCTCAACAGGCCCACCGTAACCCGCACCCGACCACTTGCCGGTTGTTCCCTGGTCAAGGATCTGCTTAGTGACGTTGTACTGGTTCACAGCACCTTGGTTCGGGATTGAGGACAAGTCGTACTTGTTGTCCTTCAAGAATTTCATCTGCTCGTCGAGCGCAGCGAAATCTCCCCCATGCCCAAGACCGCTAAAATTCACATTGCTTGCAACCCAACCAACTGGGTCTGCCATTGCTCGGTCAATTACACCTTGACCCGTTACATACCCGACTTTTTGAGTGCCATATGCCCCCTCGTCTTGGTTGTAAAACTCCTCGTCTTTGTAAACTATGTCTTTGCTGTCAACGGGAACCAACTGCTCATTTTTGTAAATGAACTGGCCCTGTGTACCGTCATCATATGGTATTGTGACCACTCGCCCCGAAACTGCATCAGCGGCTTGCTTCAAACCCGGGATCTTGTCTGGGTCGCCTTCGTATTTTTGGACTGTTTTCTGTATAACCGCAGGATTCTGCTCGACCGCTCGCTCTTTTGTTTCGAAGCTTTGTTCAAAAGCCCGCGCCTCTTCTTCGGAGCTAAATTCCCCACCATATTTGTCGGACGTGTAGGCAAAATAACCATCATCCCCTCTACCGAAACGTTGTTCAAAAATCATTTCAGTCCACCTTAATCCGGTCGATTAGTGGGGCTGACCGAGTCCATCAGCACTTCAACCCATTCGTACCACTGCGCGAAACCATAAGGGTCCGGAACGTCTTCTTTAGCGAATGTGTCTATGCCTTTCAACCCCATCGCCCATTGTCGCCATTGGTCTTCCCCGGTGGGTATCGAAAGTTGCTGGGCAGCGTAAAGTTCGCACATTAAACTCGCCCACGAGTCCCAAGAGTGGTACCGGGGGTCGTAGATCAGTTCGGATGCCACGTTATGGCCTCACGTCGCCGAATTCGGCGTTCAACAACACTTTACCCATCTGGTAGTCGCCGCCTTGCACATTGCTGCGAAATTTAATCCTTAACTCCCTGCGTTGCTCCCGCATATCCACCTTGCCCGTATTGGGGCCGAACACGAAAGGGTTCGACGAGGTATCCTGCGATTGCGCAAACGGGCGACCTGTGACGTACACTTCCATGTCCCCGGACTGTATGAAGTCGGGCTCTATACGGTCGATCCGGACCCACACGTTATCGCCCACTGGGTTTGGTATTGAAGGACCGCCAGCGACCCACCCCAGATCGTTAGTTTCAAAATAACTTTCGATCGCGTTTAGATCCTGGTTTCTTGCTTCGTCTAAACCGTATTCGTGTTGCCACAAATCTATCAAGTCGGCCTGAGTGGTGAACGACACCGTTTCTGTCACCGTCTGGTTTGCCGGTGCACTGAACGTAATCACTTGAGTCCAAACGGTACCAACATCCACCGAAAACCCTGATCCGGTGTTCCCTATGTTAACATTGCTGCAGGTCAACTCGTCCCCGATCACATAAGCTGCACCCACCGCTGTAATCGTCACCGATGTAACGGTACCCAAGCCCCCGACCACCACTGTCGCTACTGCACCCGACCCCACCCCGGTGGTGCTCACCAGTGGTACCGCCGGGTATGTCCCCGGTGTGTAGGCGCTACCCCCGACCAGTGCTGTGGTGGTGGCTATCCCGGACTGCTGAATTTGCGCTATGATGGTACCCACGGGCAATGCCAAAGCGTCAGCGACCAAGCCCACGTAGAGTTCGGGGTTAGAAACGTTGGATTTGTACACCGCGCTACCGTTCACAAAACTCACACTCAAGTCCAGCACCGGGACCGCTTCGCTGGTTAGCCAACCAGCATTGATCGGGTATTGGAAGACTTGCGAGAAATACCCTGCGGACCGTCTTGCTCCTAGCGCTTCCCCCACGTCGTACCATGTGCCTTCGCGAACGTTGTATATGATCGCGTCCGTGCACTCAATGTCGTTCCCTTTAGGGTAGTACCACCAAATCTCTCCATACCTTGGCACTTTCGTCGCCCACACTTTTTGACGTTGCGAGTAATTCAGATTGTCGAAGAAATAGTTCTGGTTCATGTTGTTCGGGATTTCCTTCACAACACCGTTGTACAACATGAACCGGTCAACCCCCACCCAGTAGTAAATACCATCGTATTCAATCGCACATTGGCTCGAAAGTATTGACGTTTGGCTGGTGATGATGTCGTAGTTCCAAAACCTCGGTGGGGTTCCCTGACCGCCCAGATAGGAAACCCTTACGAGGGAGTCGGTACACCAGAAAAGACCGGAGGGGGCATTTGATCCACCTCGAACGGGAAGGGCTTGAACCACTTTACCGGTCGCCACGTTAGTCTCGTTCGCATCCGTGCTTACCCAGTCGTTGGGATTACCGGCGGCACAATTCCGGATGTACCCGTTGTTGCCATAAACGAATACATATGGGTGCAACACCACCACGCCGCCGGAAACTTTGACTAGGTTGTCGAACGTTAAATTAGATGTGGCAGACGCTGTTGCAGGACTTGATATTTGAAACGTGGTTGCGCTCGGCACATCAACTATCGTGGCACCCGATGGAATGCCCGTTCCAGTCACGGTCTGGCCTGCGGCTAGCAATTTCGTACTTGTGGTGGTGATCACCGCGTTTGTGTTGATCGTAGTGCACGACAGGATAAACACGCCAATTGGACCCATTACAGTCCCGCTAATGTTTCCAATCAACACCGGAGTGTCTGTCGTATTGTCAATCGCTGCGAGGTTTTGCCCCGGGTGTGCCACGATCGAGCCGATACCACCCTCGCGGTTGTAAAACCCGTCAAATTGCCACAGATTCAAATCGCTAGTTGTGAACGATGTGAGGGTGAAATTAGCAGAACCCGCGCCAACTCCATTCGAGTCCACCGCTAGCGTTTGAACGCCTGCCCTGTAGCCGTTAAAAACGTTAATAAAGTTGTTGACAGAGTTTACCCATATTCCGCGTGAAGGTCCGGTAAACCCGTCTGTGATCAATCTATAGCCAAGCATTTTGCGAGGACGACCGCGCTGGAACCTTACCCACCTGCCATCGGTGTAGAACTCCATGTCGAACACCGTACCGTCGCGCTGAATCCCCGGCTTGGTCGTTAACGGAAATACTTTTGCGGTCATTAAAAGGCTCCGCCTTGAACTCCGCTGCTAAAAACACCGACACCGGTTATGGACAACCCGGTGGCCTCCAGTCTGGATCTCTGTACACCCAGAATGGATATATCGAATCGACCCACCCCCGACCTGTAAACACCGGTGGAAGGTTCGGCAGCAAAGAACAGGGCCGGTGTTGCTACCGCCCCGTTGATCATAGACAAACTGTTAGACCCGCTGACCTGCGTCACAGCGGCGAGCATATTCACTGAGTCGCAAACAAGGATGGTTTGCTGATTTTGCGAAATAATCGCAGTAGCTGACCCCGCCACGCCGGTGGTGACGGTGACGGTGTAGTTACTCACCGTACCATCTGTCGAGTTTTGAATGTAATAAACTTGAATCGTCGGAGGAACGACCACCGTGACGTTACCGGTGAGTGTACCCGTGAAACGTATGATAACGTTCGACGCTTCAGCTGAGGTGAGCGTGTACGTCCCTGTAACAACGGGTTTAGTGAGTTGCGTAAAATTGAACTGCGTGTTTTTACCGTACCCGACAGTGAAAAACGCCAGCCCGGAACTGACCAGTATGGCCGAATCACCCTCTTGGAACAAAAGTGTGGTGGAGCCGTTCAAGAAGTCACTGCCATTTGTGGCGACAGTCAAGGCACCAGTCCCGCTGTTCCGGATGAGCGTGAACCAGTTATCACCATAATCCGATGCGCTGTTCAACGTGAAAGTTCCCGCACCACCTATCCAATTTAACGTTTCAGCCCTGTCGTTCGTGCTTATCGTGTAGTTGTTCGATAATTCGCTTATCGGGTGGCTCTGGTTCAGCGTCGATCCCACCGCTAGCAGTCCGAACCCGGCTAGCGTCGCCGCGTTAGCACCGGAGGAACCGATTCCAAACGCGATGATACCCCAAGTACCCGATTCGTCCGGGTTATCGGTTATGTATATGTATTGAGCTTGACCGGCTGCAACAGTTACGATGGTGTTCTGACCATCAAAATCATACACGGTAAAGCTGTTCGCCCCAGTGTTCCGGATCAATGCGTCTTGACCAACTGATGCCTGATCTGCCGGGGGCATTCGCAGCTGCAAGTTCGCAGCGGAAGCCGTGACTTCCATGATCCTTGCCGCGTAGTTGCCCGTGGGGTTTCCGTTGATCGGCCAAGCTAGTTGGGTGTTGGCGGCTATCGTAAACCCTCGATACGAAACGTCGGTGGGCTGGATGACGTTACCGGTGAAAGGACTGTTGTAGCTCATGAATCAAGTACCATTGATTGACGGTCACCAATGCGGGTGAGGTCTTCGCCTTTAAGCGTCTGGATAGTTTCGTTGTACTCCGATTTCCACAGCGGGAGCCTCGCGTCGTTTTTCAGATAGGGCATCGCTTGCAGCAGGGAGCCGTACAACATGGCCTGAGGAGCATACTGCGTGAACCAATTGGTTTGATTCGACGAATCCAAAGGCTGCGCACGCTCGTAATACAACACCTCAAAATCGTAGGCGGCTGCAGGCGTGGGTCCGACAAGCCAGTGTGTGTAATCGTAGTCGCAATAAAACTTCGGCACATCCTTCGAGGCCGGGACAGGCCAGTACTCGCGGATGTATTCATATTTTCGGAGCAGTACGGGAAAACGCTCACCGTCGACCGTAACGTTCATAGATACGGTCTTGCGCCACCGGGCTGGTTTATCGATAACATTAACACCATCAACCATGGTGCTGGTGTTTACAGTCAAGTTACCAAGGAACTTGATATCTGCGGCGAGTTTTTGCTCGCACAGCATTATGAAAAGTGGGATCTTGTCCACAGTCGCTGTGTCGGTTCTCTCCAAATACTGCTGGATGTTTTCGACAAGGCTGTCATAAGTCATCATTACCGCAGTGGTCATATATATCCTTATAGCGACCGGCAGCGAATTTTATCACGCCATGTCTGTTGACTCAATTTTGACGCTTGCAAGCCTGCGCATCCAGCCTTTACCGAACGTAGCGAAGGTGGGCAGACTCTTGTAGTGGGTTTCGCGCAACGCGCAGAACGCCTCAATTATTTCATCTGCGGGCTTGGCTGTCACGGCAGCTATCGTCTTGGGTCCGATCTGTCCATCCGCAGTCACTCCAACAGCTTGCTGAAGAAATTTACTAGCGCGACCAACACCAGCATTGACAGCAGCATCGAAAACGCACAAATCAACCCCACTAGGAAGATCGTCCCCGCGCACAGCGTCCCAGTAGCGCGTCTTGTAGAGTGGACCAACCATCTCAGGGGTGAGCGCCCGCATGTCGGCTTCAGTGGCAGGCTTGCCAGTCCATTCTTCCCATACACGGCGGGTCACTCCTAGATTGGTCATGCCGCCCGGATCGTTGGGGTGGTTTACATATCCTTTCTCGT